TTTGTAGCCGTGTTGTAACCAACAGTCGCTGCATCCCATACAGCCGAGGCTGTCTGCGCTGCCGTCAATCCACCACTTGAAAGTGTAACGGTCAAGACCGCGCCGTTAGTACCAGAAGCACCTCTGACCACAATCGTAACATCAGATGCGCCAGCGGCAAAAGCGGCATCCGGTACGTCCAATCTGTACACGCCCGGCATGTTGGTAGCGTCCACCTCGGCAAAGCCGCCACTAGTCCACGCCTGCGCGATTGTACGGGCTACCAGCGGGATGTCTACGCTGGCTGTGCGTGTCCGGTTGTATCGGGCTGAGAGACCAGCGGTGGAGGCTGTGAGACCTGTAGCACCTAAGTAAAGTTCGATGGATTGTGAGGTGGAGCCGGGAGCAATGGTAATGGTAGATGCGTTGCGCTCGGTTGGAACGTACGGTGTCACGTTTGACAGATTCCGGTATGTTGCCGAGCCAGTGTCTGGTGTTGCCCCTGTCCACGTCACCCCGTACATATCAGATGCTGGTGCGCCGGTTGACGTACCTGCGTCAGTGTTTGGGCCACCTAAGATTGAAGAGAACATCTGGAATGTTCCGAGTCCAGTTTGCAAATAATACGGGAAAATTAATCCGTGGCTAAATGTTGTTGATACAGTCCCACCGACATTTGTTAAAGTAAAGGTAGTTGAAATTATCCTATTGAATGTTTGGTCAATAAAACCAGTATTTGAAAAGATTCCATAACTACAACTGAACATTAAACAGTTTGTGACAGTTGACCTGAAACTGTTACTACCATTGATTATGTCCATTGCTGCCAATACTGACATGAAAGTATTATTTATAACTTTTATTTGTAAATTATTTGCGTAAATGGAATCAGCACTTTGCCCAACAAATAGGGAATCTGTCACTGTTGTTGTATCTGCTACGTTTTGCCCTGTTAAAAACAACGCATTATAGCCAGATAGAAAACTACATTTTGTTACTGTTAGTGCCATAGCTGTACTGGTTGGAGCTGTTACAGTTAGCATATTTCCGCTTGCTTTAGTAGCCGTTGTAAATTGACAGTTTGTAAAACTTAAATTTGTACTGGTTGTAAAAGCGACAGTACCACCATCAAATATAATGTTTTGAAACGATAGGAAATTCTTACTTGTAGCAATAATAGATGTAAGGGTAGGTGATGCACCTAAGGAATTGTATATAGTCCAGAGTACAGGCCCTGCCGTCAAACCAGAAAACTGAGCTGCTGTCGGGTCACCAATAACAGACGTTGTTGCAGTGGCTGAAGTCATGCCGATTGTGACCGACTCATTGTATGAACCGGGAGCGATATAGACAGTGTCACCGGATGATATGCCAGTTGCTCCTAATGCTTTACCCAGTGTCTGCCAAGCGTTGCTTGCAGATGACCCTGTCCCAGTATTGCCGTTATTACCGTCCGGTCTGACGTAATAAATTGCCATTATTCAGATGTCCCCGCTACAATTTCTTGCGCCATAACTGATGCAAACTGGTTTGAATAGTTCATCTGAAACTCAACATCCTGAGTAACCCACCAACCGAATACCGATGTCCCATCAGGCCCGAACGTGCCGAGCAGGTTGCCTTGGTCATCGTAGATATCACCAAAGACAATCCAGTCACCGGGGCTGTTCGGGTTAGGCTCCAGCCTGTAGTTTTGCAGGTTCATTTGCCCACCTTCAAAGCGTTAGGTGCAACACCCTTGAACGGCATCGTCAAGAAGCCCAGCGCGGCAGACATCGCAGCAGTAAGACCAGCCGCTACAGCCTTGCTTCCGTAAAGTGCCATCACTGCGCCAAGCTCGGCTATGTCTTTGGCTTCAGCCGTACGAACACCATCACCAAAGACAGTCGAGAAGGACGCGACGAATGCGATCAGAACGACCACGACCAGCCTGCTAATACTTATTGAGTTCATCGTTTCGCCTCCAGTTTGGTGATGCTTGTACGCATTTCACCTGTTGCAGTTTCAAGCCTACCGATACGAACCCCGTGGTCTTCAATCTTGGCGGTGTCAACGGCTCCCCGTTTGTCCATCCGGTGCAAGAATCTAATTATGTAGGCAAGCAGACTGATGATGCCGGTCACTGCCGCTAACCCTATGGTTGTCCATTCTGATGCGCCCATTATGCCATCCGCTCCACTAGCCCACAGTGCTGCACTAGTAATTCAGTTTGTCCAAAGTCTGATCCGATGACATCGTAATACTTGGCATCATCGCCTACTCTGTACACCCTATCCTGTGGCATGACGTCAGCCCCTACGGCAATGATAAGTGTCCACTGGGCAGATGATGCAATCGAGCCACCTATAATCGATTCTGTGTCACTCTGGTTGGTTAGGCGGGCGTTGTACTCGGAAACCTTGCGCCATGTCTCAGTGACTCCACCACGGCCATCTTCGGTCAAGGTGAAGCGGTGAATCTCTACGCGGTCTTGGCACAAGTTGCGTACCATGCCGGCTTGAATGGTTGAGCGGAGTAGTGGGCTCATGCGAACACCACCGGTCTAAACTTGTCTGCCATGGTCAAGCAGTTCTGCATCAACTGGCTAAGCTTGACATCGCTCGTGCCTTCCTTAGCATCGATGTCTGCCGCTACCCTAGATGCCTTGATAAGCCACGCTTGCCGGGTGGCTGTTCTCACGTCGTAACGCTCAACATTGATCGGGCCAGCATCAACCCAAGTTAGGTTAGGGTCGCTTGCTCCTTCGTCTACTTCCCAGCCCTTGAACTGATACGGCGGATAGGCAGGGAAGTCAGGCTGTGTAGCACCTGAGGTACCGGCTACCCGTGCTTCGTAGACCCTGCCGTTGGGCGTTGTAGGGACTACACGGTCACCGACAGAGTAGACCGTTGCCGCTGTCCAAGTACTGAAGCGGGAAAAGGAATCAAGGATAGAGCCGATGTCCGTGGTAGACATCTGCGGGTAACTTTGAGCGGACACAAATAACGATACTTGTGCGATTGCCTCGGCTCTGGTCATCATGCCTAAGTATCCCACATGGGCGTTAGCCCGGATTAACAAAAGAAAAACCCCCGGCACGTCTGCCGAGGGCTTGATTGAGTGGCGCCGCTTAGGAAGCGGTTGTAGTTGCCAAGACGATGAGCGAACCTGGCACCTTGAGGGATGCGGTTGCATTGACGTTTCCGACATCGTGCGCGTTGAAAGCAAAGCGCTCTGTAGCCTTGTAGGTAAGAGCGTCCTCGACGAACTTAACTTGGTCGCTGACTTCAACGGTCATTGCACGGCGATCACCGAAAGCAACACCCTTTGTAAGGTCACCAAGGATAGCAACCGGAGTTGTTGCAGCTGGGCTTTTTGGCATGTTCTGAACCCACTCGATTGGATAACCAAAGAGTGTAGGTGCAGTGGTGTATGCGTTCTGGATGTCCAAGATGGCGTTGCCACCGAGTGCAATCAGCTTGTCTGCAACACCGTTGAAGAACAGGTCTTTGTGCATATACCACTTGGCCTGATCTGCGTACGTTGGGAGCTTTGCAACCATCGCTTGGAAGTTCGCCAGCGTGAAGTTGCTGAATGCAGCACCGGAAAGTGCAGCACCAAGAACAACACCAGCGATGTTAGCCTTGGTTGCGTTCAAGCCATAGACACCTTGAAGGATACCCGTGATGCTTCCGTATGTACCGGAACCGTCACCGTTGAAACAGGCGTTGTCCTCTTCCTTGGCAATGGCGTATGCCATGTCACGGGCAAGGGATGCGCCGAGGTCGATAACCGTATCTTCGCCGAGTTCCTTGGATGCAATCGTAAGGACTGCAAGTTTCTTTGCGCTCAGGGAAACCTGTGCAAAGGTCAGCTGGGAATCGGTGATTGCCGTTGCTTCGGAAGCGTAGTAGACCGTGGTGCTACCGGTTGCCGATGGAACCAAAAGGGTATCCGAGGACATCGGGTAGATACGGGAGTTGCGGCGAGCAACACCGTACATTTCACGGAGATAGATAAGGTCACTTGAAACGATATCCGGAACGGTAAAACCACCAGCGGTCGTTGTGCCTTCTACCTGCGCCTTCATATGGCCATTGGACTGAAGCCACTTTGTGGCAGACTTTACACCGGCAAGGTGGCGAGCAAACTGACCAAAGATATAAGCCTTCTGGTTCTTTTCGTCAGCAGATCCACCGAATGGATTCTTCTGTACGTTGATGCCACTTTTCCAAGGCTTCGCGTCTACTTCAGGTGTAGCGACAGGAGCGGAAGCGCCGAGGCTCTTGATGGTCTCGATACGCTCTTGGATGTTGTTAGCATCTGCCATGATGGACTTGACCTGCGAAAGGTCACCATCACCGGATGCGAGTTCACGGGCAGTAGCCAAAAGCGTCTCACGCTTAGACTGCATTTGTTCGATTGTCATAGTTGTGTTAGCAACTCCAGACGTGCCAGCAGTTCCTGGCGTTCGTCTTTGTCGGTGGAGGCTTTGACCTCCGGTACTACGATGAACGGCTGCTCTTCAGGCTGG